TCCATCTGCATTGTTCTCAGGCAATCCTCAGCATCTCTTAGGGCACTTGAATAGTAAGGATTACGAGATACTCGGAATCGTTGAGCTAACATTCGATTCACCATAAAGTATGGGTCTGCCATTTCAGGTTTAGTTGCACCGTTAGTGATTTCAGTAGGTTTCTTGTAATAGTCGTAGTCAATATCGAGTCCATTCAGAGTGCTAGGTGGAGCTGGGTTAATGACTAGATTCTGTCCTCGTGAGATTATTCTAAATGTGGTAGATGATACAGTTTGTGAAACACTAGCTGTGAGTGAAGTAGCACTCGTGTAAGCAGTTATCGTAGCAGTTTCACCTGTTGCAAACTCAATATCCATACCAACCATAGCTGAGGTGAAAGTAGTACCTGAGCCAGTTATGGTGGTGGTTGATTGTGAAGCTGTGCCTGTGTAGTAAGTAAGATTAGGTCGGAAGTAAGCGTAGATAGCATTGTCTGACTTGAACTGTACTTCGTTGGGTTCAATTATTTGGTAGTTTTGTACTACATTACCGTTACTATCCTTAATACGAACACTACCACCTGCTTCTTTGAAGTTAGAAGGGGCTGTGTAGACGGTTGTGCCAGTAGTAATTGTTTGTGTACCACTAGAGTTGTCTAGTTGGTTGGTAGTGAATAACTCTCTCCAGTAAGTGCCATCATAGTTAGACCATCGGTTGATAGCTTCATTAGCAAGACGCATAGCAATAGTATACTCATCATCTGTAGAGGCTGGAGTATCTGCTTCAGCTCGGTACAGGTTATAATATGCTTCGAAAATTTCGGTAAAATTCATTTTTGTTTTTTCCTTATCATTATTATATCACTTCCATAGATTTGTGTGCTTGTTTATGATGTAGCGGACATAAAAATATAACATCTAACGGCTTGCTTATATCTGGGTGGTGCTTGTGTGTGTTTTTAACACCACAAACTTCGCACGGCTTACTCTTTAATACCCTAGCCTCCTTCCAAGCGTTAACCCTATTTTCATTGTTTGACTCGTATTTTTTGACAGCTCTCTTAACCGCTTCTTTACCATTAGGTCGTTGTCTATACTGCTTTTTGTATTCAGTATTACAATCTTTACATATATGGAGTACGGGAACCCCGTCTCTGTACCTAACTGAGTAAAGATTATCTTTAGATTGGCAGTGGTAGCAGTGAGGAACTCTCATACCAGACTCTTATTTATAGTTACTGTTGGTTTCGCTATAGCCACACGTTTTGTACCTGAACTAGAAGCAGTTGATTTTAACCCAACTTTAGGTTTAGCAATACTGCCTACACTGAGTTTAAGAGCGTACTGACGTGGGTTAAGCACTTTTGTAGAAGTAGTACGGGAACCACCAGAACGACCACCACCAGAACGTCTACCATTTCTTCTGGCAACCTTGGCTTTAGTGGTCTTAGGGGCTTTCTCATCTTTAATACCAATCGTTTCTCCATTTAAGTAACGTTTAGTATCGCCAGACAACTTATTATATTCAGTAAAACTAAGCCCATTCTGTTGTGCAAAGGTGTATCTATTACCCTGAGAAATAGCTGAGTAAGCATTTTTGAGGGCTTTAGCTTTATCCTCGTCAGATAGACTAGCATATCTAGGGTCAGCTATTATACTCTGCCAAGTTGACATAGTTTCTGGACCAACCATTTTAGTTAGTTCATTTACCTGTTCAGGAGTCAGCTTACCACCCTTAAAGGTATTCTTGTTAAAACTAGCAGGTAGCACTGCTTGGTCAACACTAGCAAGTCGAGCTAATTCATCGCTAAATGGAGTATTGAGTACCTGTGATGGCTTAAGTGGATTTAAGAACGTATTAAGAGCAGATGATGGTCGAGCTATTTCTTGTCCAAATACATTAAGTTTAGGCAGTAGGTTCTCACGCACTACTGGTATACGAGAAGCAATAGCATCAACTGGTCCATTTATTTGTCTTTGTAGTGGGTCTATAGCTCTTGCAGTTGTAGCTAGAGCGTTAGGTATTAGCGAACCTGCCGTTTGATTCAGCCAACTCTCAGCATTACTTGGGTCTGTTAGAGCAGATAAAGCACTACCAACACCTTTTAGGAATGTTTGTTGAGTAACTGATTGGGCACCCGCAAAAGCAGCGGCTACAAGAGCATTGCCAGCCCCACCCTCTTTAGGGTCGTCTAGTGATTTTCTGAATTGAGCACCCATAGCAACTAAACTACCGAATGGTTGGATATAGTTGGTTGATAGCCAGTTATTGCCAACTTTAATTGAATAAGGTTGTTTACCTTCTAACTCCCATTGATTCTTTTCGGCATCAGAAGTAGGCATAGCCAATGTCATTAAGCCCGCCCCTTGCAAGGCAAATCCTGCACCCATCAAACCAATAGTGCCAGTTGTACTTTTACCAAGAGCTTGTGACATTGCACGTTGGTCAAACCCAGTACCGAGTTTCTTAGCGTTATATATCTGTTTCACCACTTCTTTAGCTACCCCAACTGGCGTTCTATCCATAATTTCCATAGCCACTGATGATGGTACTTTAGAGAAAGGCATCAAGAAGTTACCAATTGCCTTAACAGCTGGGTTAGGAGATTGATTGACTCGTGCTGCTAATTGGCTAAGAACGGTTTTATTAGCAAATACCGACTGTCTAGCTTCTTCCATAGCCTGAGCCATCTTGTCATCTGGAGCGTTGTCTATCCAATTCTTTAAGAACTTATCTCGAGCCTTTCCGAGTGGAACGTGACTATTTTTAGCCTCAGCTTGTGCCATATCGTAAAGGTTATTACGAAGTGAAGCATAGAAGTACGGTTGGTCTTGTGCTCCCATCCAGCGGAATATAGTATCGCTATATTTTTGAGCTGTTTTACCATACCAGTGGTCAGAGAAGTATACTTGTTTCTCGTCAAACTTATCTATTGGGTTACGAATATCAACCCCAGTCTTCATAAACTTGCCACCCCGTATAGTACCTTCCTTGAGTCCCTGACCCTCACCTCGGTAAGTAAAGGTTTTAGTACGTTTCCCAGTAAGTAGTCTAAAGCCTAAGTCATATACAGCTGATAATGGGTCATCTACTAACTTCTTAACTATAGCTTTTGAGGTGTTTGAGGCTAAGTTACCAGTAGTGGTAACTGGACCAGAGAGTAAGCCAGATTTCCATAAAGCGATAATCTTATCAGTCATTCCAGAGCCTCTAGCCTTACCAATAACATTAAACATTTCTTGCATCATTGCTTGTTTTTCTTCACCATCGGGCATACTCTGCAACTTCTTAGCCATATGTACTAATTGCTGACTCTGCTCTTTGGTCATTGTTTTACCAGCTTTCATTATCTGACCAGCAGCATACTTCTGGATTCCTACAGGGTCTAGCTTATTGAATAAACTAGCGGCTTGGTTAAATCGACCAGCTTCTAAATGTTTAGCAGCTTGTGAGATAGCAAGTCCTGTAGCATTGCCAATATCGCCTGTGTCGTTATAATGTTTAATCAAGTAACCACTGATGGCTTCAGATAGAGCATCACTATTCTTATCGGCATACTGGCGAGCTGTATTAGTATCTGCCATTACCATTTCTCGAGCTTGGGCAGCTATTTGTTTGTTGCTTAATACTCCCCTAGTAGGAGCTGTTGCTTCTAGGGCTACTTTGGTGGGTTCGCTGGTAAATCGGCTATTAGCTACAGTCTTATTGTACCCAAATGGCTTGTTACCATACTCACCACTGGTCATAGTTTTGGGAGTAGACTCTAGCGGAATATCGTTAGGTAGGTCTTTTTTCATACTTACTCGCATACCTCGTGGACGTTCAAACTTAGCTGATATGGGTTCTAGGTTAGCAGCGTTATCTACTATACGAGATAGCTTCATTGCGTTACGTTCTTTGACTACCGCACTTAAGAACTTCTGGTCATCTAACTTACCCAATAGTCCTTCTAGTAGTGGGTTTTTGGTTCCAGCTGGAACATTCTTTTGCCAAGCAGCGTATTCTTTTTGGATTATACTTTTAACTTGTTCTGGAGTATCAGCATATTTAAGTTTCTGGCTAATACCTTGTAAGGCTCCATACTGGGCAGTACCTTCTGAGTCAACTGCTTTGTAGTAGTTGTGAATAATAGTTGTAAAGTTTTGTGGACTTTGGTCTTTTAACCCCTTACTCAAAGTAGAATCTGGGTTAGATAACTGGAATAAAGCGTCTGCTCGCTGTTTAACTGGCATATCTCTCAAGGCGTTATCTACATTATTTTGACCAATTCTCTGTGATGCCATTCGGTATAGTTCGTTATCTACACCATTACTAGCTTTAGCTCCTGGCATTGGGGTATGTACTATCTCTATACCCTTGCTTTTAGCAAAGTTAGTAGCGTTAGTATCTAGCTTCTCAGTTGTAAAAATTATTGGTCTAACAGTCTTGCCTGGGTTAGCTTTACGAGCTTTTTCAGCATTAGCCCACAATAAGGCAGCGGTGTTTAAGTGAACGTCTTTACCCTCACCACGAACTTTATTCTGGATAAGTAGTAGTTCCTTGCCTTTAGTAGCCTGAACATCAATACCATTATCTAACGCTCCTTTTAACTTACCTACAGGAGTGACATTGTAACCTCTATCTTTGAAGTAACTAGTTGTTTGGGCTTCGTATAAGTCTCCTATCTTTTTATTCCCAGAACCAGACCCTAGTGGCTTACTAGGTTTAGGAGCTGTTTCATATATAGGTTTGCTATGTACTTGGAGGGGTTGCCACTTGCCATTCACCTTAATCTCTAAGTCTTTAGGTGCTATAGTTCCTTTTGCCAAAATCTCATTTAATTGGTCTGAGGCTGGTCTAGGCTTGCTAGAATTAATAGTTTTACCTTCTAGTAGACTAGACTTTACACGCAACATAACAGAACCTGTCTTGCCCTGTGGAGTCATACCCTCTCTAGCAAAAGACTTTGCATAAGCCTCATCTTTTGAAAGACTAAGCAAGCCTCTCCGCATTGGCTTCAAACCTTCTGTAGAAATATTATTCAATACATCTGTATTTGTTCCGTGGTAAAGATATTGGTCTTTAGGAATAGAACCCCCAAGTTTATTCTCTAGTCCTTGTGTCTGTGCTACGGTTTCTCGCCCACTATTAACGAGCTTCTCAGCTTGCGTGAGTGCTTTTGGTTGGGTAAGTTGTTGTATTTCACCTGTAGTTAGTTTACGGCCTGTAGAGTCTACTACATCGCCTGCTGCGGTCATCTTGTAGCCTTTAGGTAGTTGTGGCATATCGGGTACTGATTGCATTGTACCTTTGCCTGTAGCTTGGTTGTAGAGGTCAGTGAGTTGAGACCTAGTCTGTAACTTATCAGGGTTAAACATTATGGTTGTAGCTGGGTGTTTACCATTGACAAAAGCCTTTGCTAACTCTGGTTGCCCTTCGATTGTATTCAAAACATCGTCAGTGAATCTAACACCGTCATAGCCCTGTTTTTTAAGTTTAGCTATCACTGCTTCAGCTTGTTGTTGAGGTAAACTGTCTAACACTTTAATTTTGGCATTTTTAGGTACAATAAACTCTTTAGTATTGGGTTTGAAATCTAACCCTCTAGCTGGACCGCCGTTCTTCCATTCATCACTTCTTAGGTAGTTAGTTTGTGACTTTAGTTTACTAAACCAATCAGCCGCAACTTGGTTCTCTGTAAGGTATATCTGCTTACCCCTATTACCAAATTCTGCTTTTGTAGCATCGAACTTATCAAATTTAACTCCCTCGCCAGTTCCGTGATAGGCAGGTGTACCCTGTGCCTTCACAAACTCCTCTGCACTCTTATACTTCCTAGCTTCTGCTGCTAGTGGTTGGAGTTCTTTGGGGATATTTGGAGCTGTTTCTAGGGCTGGTTTGCCTTTCAAACTAACTTTTGGTTTACCCCATACTCTAGCATTGAGTACGTTAATACCAGCTAGATTATCCAGTCCATCTGAACCTACTATAGCGTGATACCCTTTAGATTGAGCATAGTCTGAGATAGCACTCATCCCTGGTGCTGTACCGTTTTGCTTAAGCGACCATTCATTAGCTTTCTTGAACAAAGCGTCTTCTTCGGCTTGTGAGCGAACTCGTAATACTTGACTCTCTCTAACTGCTTCAGCTGTTCGAGTGCTTGTAACTGGTCCAAACTGTTCAGCTACTTTTTTATCAGTTGAGCCATAGCGACCCATACCGAGTAAGTTACCGTCGTTAGGGTTTGCACTATTACCGTGGTGTATAAGTGTACCTTTAGGTATTCCACCCGTGGTAGCGTTCTCTATTTTAGGAGCTGGGGCATTCTCAGCAATAGCTTTAGAGACATTAGGTACTTGTATATTCTTTCCAGTCTTACCAGCAGCATTAGCAATTGCTGTTTGAGCAGCACTACCGTGTAAACCATTGAACATTTTTCCAGCCATAGGTAAACCAGTACCAAGAGCAGCATAGGCAGCACCAGCACCAACAGCTTCTAGTGGGTTAATCTCGTTGATTTTCTTACCTTGTGCTAGTTGGTTCATTACATTAGCAGAACTACCAGCAGCAAACTGTCTACCAGCTACATTAGCTACTAACCCAAGACTAGGTTTAGCAGCAGCAGATAATTGGGCGGCTTTAGCACCTGTGTAGACAAGTGAGCCTACGTTATATATATCGCTACCAAACTTAGCAGCACCTTGTAGATTGTTAGTATAGCCGAGTCCAGCAGCATTGGCTCCTTGTTGGAACTCACCTATGTCAGCTCCAGATTTTACAATTGGTTTAATCATATTCTCATTCACAAAACCACCCACTTCTCTGGGTGATATACCCTTTGGAGCGATATTTAGCATTCTAGCTCCCTCAGCTACCATAGCTCCTGGCGTACCATAAGCTGAAGCCATTAGAGATAGTGGAGCTCTGAAGTTAATGCCTTGTTTGATACCTGGTACATTCTGTACAGCTCCAATAGCTCTTTCACCACCACCCATTATTGCCTTGTTAGCAAAGCCTGGTTCTCTTATTTGTTGAGCAGTTACTCCAAACGCCTGTTGGTTACCTAAACTTCTAGCGGCTTGTTCTCTAGCTGCATCACCTATCTCACTAAGAATGGGTACTCTTGTTTGATTCTGTAGAGCATCAAAGTATTGTTTCTTGCGTACTAAATCGTAAGTCTTAGCTATCTTAGCTGGCATAAATAAGTCTTGGCTGAAATTATTTATTGGCTGAGCAAACGGTCTCATCATATTGTTAGACTGCTGTATACCCTGATTTATACCAATTCCAATACCCCTGTTAATGCTTCCCATAGTTCTAGCTACTGGTACTACTGGCTGTATAACATTACGTTGTACAAAGTTAGCTTGTGGCTGTATGAAGTTACGCTGTATCTGTTGTGGGGCTTGTTGTACTGCTTGTTGAAGTTGTTGAGGAGCTTGCTGGATTGCGTGACCTGCGTTACCCAAAACCTGCTGAGCTTGGTTGCCAGCATTACCAAGAACACTAAATATGTCCTCGCCTAGTTTGCGTAGCGAAAACCCCATTGGGTTTCTCCTAACGTCTCTTTAGATAGATAGGTAAGTCAGGCATTGTAGCGGGCATACTATAACCACCTGGATTGAAATTGATATTCTGAGGTAATAGTGGTTGAGTTGGCCGCATTGGACGGTCTTGGTTATCTAGTTGATATGGATTCTGTACATCACCAAAGGCACTTTTACCATCAAGGTAATTGACTGCTTCGTTATTCTTAAGGTCTAAGAAGCTAGGTACTTGACCAAAATCATAGTTTGTACCTGATATATATGCTGGGTCTGGGCTGAAGTTTACACCCTTAATGCTAGGCATAGTAGCTGGTAAACTAACTCCGCCACCTGGGTTAAAGTTAACCCCTGGTTGTGATGGCGATATAGCTGGTCTATTTATCATTCTGCCTACATTCTGTGCCATACCTGCATTAACTGGTACTACACTTTGAGCTACTTGCTGTGCTATTGGGGCAGCCTGTTGTAGTGCGTGTCCTACCGAACCACCGAGTTGAGTAGCTCCCTGTACAGCAGCTCCTCCCATATCTCTAAGTTTTTTGATTGCTCCGAAAATGTCCATTATGCTTGTCTCCTTCCTCTAGGGAATGTAAATATTGGTAAATCTGATGCGAATGGTCCAGTTCCCTGCCATTGTGCTGGTACAGTTGCATCGTACTGGAATGAATTGGCTGGTGCCATACCTGCTTGGGCGTTCTGTATTGCCTGTGCTCGGCGTTCGTCTGGTGTGTTTTGGTGTATTGCACCTAGACCTTCTGTTAAATAGCGGTCGTATTGTTGTAATTGGTTAAGGGCACTTTGTCGGATAGCTTCTTTTTCCTGTTCTATGTTAATTCTCTCAGGCATAGAAGCGTTAGCCATCTGAGCATCTAGGGCAGATAGTTGGTCACGAGCTGAACCTACAATACTATTAACAGTTGAAGTTTTTGTATCATTAAACTTATTAGCAGCACTTTGCTGTTGATATAATTGCTCGGCTTGTTTAGTAGCAATGTCTCTATTACCCGCTTCGTATTGATTACCGATAGAAGACATTTGTCGTCTACCCATATCTCCGTAAGCACCAGCTAGGGCACCTGCAGCACTAGAATCACCTGCATTTTTGTTGGCAAGCATTACGCCACCAGACTTGATACCTCGGTTTACCATTCCGTAAACATCTTGAGTACCCTGTCTTTTAGCGAGTTCATTTTGTACACCTTGAGCGTTAATACCCTGTTGACCAAGTTGAAGCTGGTGTACTGTATCGAGAATACTATTCTTATATTCTGTACCTTTTTGGGCAGCTAAGTCATTGGCTGAGCTGTAAATATTGTCTTTTTGGCTATGAAAACCAGATAGCAGGTTATTATAAGCCTGTTGTCCACCCCATTGAGCATAAGGGTCTGGCGGAACGTACGCTTGGGTATATTGCTGCTGGGGAGCTGCTGGGGCTTGAGCAGCTGGTTGTCCTGGGGGAGCAACACCTAAATCTTGGTAAACGTTGTTTACCTGACTTACAGGGTCTAGTCCGAAACTTAGTGTCATTTTTATTTTCCTTGTTTTTTATTTTTGAATATACTGAGTTGTTTATAGTATATTACTAACTTGGGTTTTCGTCTACTGTTTCGCTTGCAGGTATAATCTCATCAAGTATTGTTAATACTTTAGATTCTTCAATTTCTTGATTATCTCGAATAACCTTATTTTGTAGTAATTGTTCTTTCAGTTTTTCTGGTTCAGATATTGGTTCGGACTTCTTAAACTTTTCTACATCGTCAATAAGTATACGATGAACCTTATAAGCGTCTCCATCAACCTTTTTTACATCTACTAAATATTCACATTTAATATCAATGGCTGGTAATAATCTCATTAAATTAACTGCTATGTCCTCTATTGATATTGGTCCTTGCTGTTGTTGTGGGTTCATTTTGTCTCCTTTTATTATTATGCTATTAAACCTAATCCTGCTGCCGAGGATAGTTTTGTTTCTAATTCAGCCACTCTTGTTTGTAAGTTAAGTATAACTGATAAAACCGTATTGCCTTCGTCTTTAGTAGCAAAACCATACCCGCCAGCATTTGTTAAATCTTGTATAGCATAGTCTGGTGTGCCTGGGGCAGTGTGTGTAATTGAAGTCAATTGAGTAGTTAATGCTGCTGGTCGAGCTATAGGAGCAGCATTAAAGAAGCCAATTTTTTGAGTTGTACCAGTGCCAATCTTTGTGCCTGTCGTAGTCCCAAAAGCTATATTATAAGCATCTGCGTAGGTTTCGGTAGTGGTAGACCAGTCTACTATCAGAGTACCACCAGCCGATAAGCCTAAGTTATTAGAACCTTTACGATAGAATCCTGTAGTATTTGAATTGTACAGAGCTATTGAGGGTGTAGCCGCTGCACCATTGGCAAACATTGTTTGGCTATTTAATAGACCAAGTGCCATTACTATAGCAGCAGCGTTATTCTTCCAGCGAAGTTCAGCGTCACCATTAGTAGCAGACATTTGTGTCATTTCTAAATTATGCTGGCTAGAAATAGTATAACCATTGCTACCATTCCACGCCCAAGTGCTAGACCAGTATAGCCCGCCTGTAGTTAGTGGTACTCCTGCGGTAGCATAACTGCCACCACCCATACGAATATCGGGGGTAGCACCACTAATTGATGAATCTAATTTAAGTTCTGCACCATTACAGACAATCAAACCGATGTTTGAGTTACCATTACCATCTATCACAAAGTTATATGTGTGGATGTTGTAGTATAGCGAACCACCTAAGTGATGGTGGAAGTTACCAGTATCCCATTGTCCATAAAGTAGATTAGAACCATCTGACTTCTTGTATTGGAATGTGTAGTAGTTAGTCTGGGCTTTTACAGTCAATCCATTACCAGTGCTACCAGTCGAGTCTATAGATAGTCCATCGGCTGCATTGCCCGAAACTAGCGACATACCACCATCTGCACCACTCACTGTGACTGCTGTACCAATTGCCGAACCTATAGTAGTAGTAGCAGTTAAATTACTTCTATTAAGATACACTGCATTAGTATCAGAACGGAAACCTAACATTTTGGTTGTAATACTACCTATATAATAATCACCATCAACTGCTCCAGAAGTAGGTTGACCAATAGCTTGACCTAAAAATCCAGGTAAGGTGTGTGTACTATTGCTTGTTGCCCACTGTGTACCATCAAATCCAGTAAAAATAAGTGCCCCCATATAATAATTACTGCTTAATTGGGTGGGTGCAGAGGGAGTACCACCAGAGTTGCCACCAATATAAGTACCACCCAAAGGGAAGAAGCTAGTACCATATCCAAATGTCCCAAAGAATGTTAGCCCAACACTGCCAGCTAGACTATTATTAAACATAGCTGATATACCACCAAAAGTAGTAGATATACTAGCATCTGGGTTAGCACCAATAACCATACCAGCACTACCAGCATCCTTAGGCTGTAAATAAATAGATGAATTATAAGTATTCTTGTTCCAGGGTGATGGTGGAGAACCAAAAGGCATTAGTGACATACTAACTCCCTATCACGGCACATTTGTCACCACTTACTGATGAGTCAATGTATATTAAGTTAGTATTATTAACTGCTACTGAAGTAGATTGCCCAGCTTGAAGTTCAGCTCCATAAACAGTTGATGACACAGTAGCCCCACCCACATAAATAATACCTGTATTAGTTGAGGGGGCTTGGAGTATAAAACCGTTAGTTATAGTATTAGAAGCTAATTGAGTTCTTACGCCTGATGTGACGTTAGTTGTGACAAATGAAATTAGTGTAGTTGGCATAGTTAAACCTGAAGGGTCTACTTTTAATGCGTTACCAGATGTTACGGTTGCATATCTACCTCTAGTAGAGCCATCTTCTAGTGTGTGTACTTGTGCTCTTTTGGAATCTATACGAGCGGCAGCGGCATCATTTTCTGTAAGAGCTGTACCTGCTACTTCGTCATAAATATAGCCAGACATAGACAATCTAGTCGTACCATCAGTAAATCCAGCATTATCGACAATGTTACCCCAGTTGGTGATGCTAGTAAGAGTAGATACCGTAGTAACGGTTGTAACAGTTGATACTGTACCTATACTAGCTATTGGAGAAGCACCCTTAGATAGACGTAGTGATACTCTCACACTACCAGTAACAGCTGCTAATGCTGATACCCGAACCTGTTTTAATCCAGCTACTTTAACTTGAAATGTTGACTGTAGAGCAGAGGTAATGGTAGCTAAATAACCAGCCGTATTTAGGTTAAGTATTTGAGAACCAGCAAATGATACCCAGTTAATACCATTAATCGTTCCCTGAACAGTTAGTGCACCTGTATATGTACCAACTGTTTGAATACCTAGAATATCATATCCGTCCTCAACAGTTATAGTAACCGTAGAACCACCCGTTCCATTATCGGTAGTTGGAGATGAGTTTTGGATTGTAATAAGACCATCTACAAATCTATCGTCACCAGAATCTATTATAGGAGTTCCGACAGGAGTACCATCTGGATTTACTACTTGTATAATTCCTGGTTCTGGCTTTAATCGTACTCCTGTATCAATATCCGCCAATTTGGAGGCTAATTCATCTAACTTATCCACAAGTGGTGAAAAGTCTGTTTCTGGTAATTCTGTCTGGGGTATACTCTTAACTGCTTTTTCAAAGGCTTTTGGGATATCAGTTTTCAACACCTTTTCCACACCCTTTAAGTCAACTGTGTTAGTAACTTGGGGTGAATCTACTTTGACTTCAGGTTTTATATCAATACTTTTTATAGATGTAGACAGAGCTTTCTCGAGCTTCCTGACAGCCTCTACAACAGGTTTTGCGTAGTCTGGTGAATCTGGTGCCTCCTTGCTAACAAGTTCGTCTATAGACTCTCTAATATCCATTAAGAGTGAGCCTAGATTGCCAGAGTTTTTCTCATCTTTTAGCTGGGTTCTGTTTATCTCGTTGATAACAGTTTGAGTTTTCTTAGCTATATCTTTTAGGGTCTCGATTTGGGTTTCGGCCTGTTGCCAAGATTCTAGTTTGTCCCTCTGGTCAGGGGTCATTTTCATAGGGTCAGGTTGATTCATACCCACCTCAAAAGTTTCTGTAGTTCTTCAGCATCTAAAAGAGCTCGCTCACTACCGATAGTGAGTTCAAATATTTGGTCAGCTTTGGCGTACTTGTTTAAGTTCCACTTCATTTCTACCCTATTTCCACCATAGGAATAGTTCTTCAGGCGACCATAGCCACCATCTCGTATATCACGAAGTCTATCAGCTGTACTGATTTTCTTAACTTCTTCGTCAGATAGTTTTGTTTTTCTCATATTAAGATGTTTTCCTACTTCTATTTTAACACAAAAAAGCCCCCGAATAAGGGGCTCAATTGTGAGAGTATTTACTCTACTGGAACGTTGATGTCTACTACTGGAAGTTCGTTGCCATCTACAATTGGTTTCTTGCGAGGGTCGTTAGGGTCTACGTCTAGGTTGACAGTTACGTTGTCACCATTCTGGACTTCAACCACTTCTTCTACAGGAGTTTCTTCAACTACTTTTTTGGTTCTTCCCATTCTACTTCTCCTTTTATTTTCTCATAGCCTTCTGGTTCAGGCTCGTCGCTTACCCATTGCCGTAAGCCACAGTCTCCACAGACCAGCTCTCTGCCTTCATTAGCATCGAGCCAGTTGTGGATATGCGGAACTTCTAACCAAGGGTTAGGTTCTGTTATAGCTTTGGGTTTGCGTCTAAAGAAATTCATTAGTTTACTCTCGGTCTTACTGCTCTTACACGTCCGTTTGGAGAAATAGGAATCCACAAACATACATAGTATATGTTACCAGAGGTAATGTTAGCAGTTCCACTTGTTTCTATAATATCACTATCGTTAGTGATATAAGTAGCAGCTGGTAATGAAGTGGCTGCAAAGCCCCTAACTTCACCAACTGAGTTATCTACCCAAACATCGCCTGCGGTTACAGTAGTACCAACTACTTGAGGTAGGATTAGAGGAGTGTTACCAGTAAGTCCTACTTCTACAGTGGCGGTTGCACCAGCTAAGTCTGTTGTACAAACGCCATAAACTATGACTTTAACCTCACCTGTTACATCGAACAGATTGAAAGCTGGAAGTGTACCAAAGGCACCTCTAGTTCCAGCAGTACCACCTGTGAATGGTTCTGGCACACATATTTCAGTGTAATAGCCATCTAGGATATTGGTTATCTTTGTTGGCATAGTGTCAGCTGTGACATTGCCAGCTTCTTGTACTTTAGTAAGTGCCATTCTACACCTCCTATATCAAGTTCTTATCGCCAGATACACCTGCACTACCCATTGAGGTAGTTGTGTTAGCTGCGATTACACCACGAACACCTGATGCGAGCGTTCCAGCTCCCCAGGTGTAGTGAGAACCAGTGCTTACAGTTGTAGTAGCAATACTTGCGTTATCGAATGCTGCGTTACGAGCAGCAACTACCTGTTGGGTATTACTGTTTGTAGTAGCAGTTACTTGGGTATGGGCTTTGGTCAATGTAGACCAGTCTGTTCCAGCAGTACCAGTTACGGTTGTACCATTGATAACATCTTTGATGACATCAAGAGTTACTGCAGCTGATGACTGGATTTTGATTTCGTCAGCTACTTCGGCTACGCCAGCTACTTCAGTTGTAACTACAGTACCCATCTTAGAAGCACCCCAAGCTAAGTGAGAGCTTGTTTCGTTGAGTGAATATTGGTTTGGTCGTGTACCGTAATCGTTAGCTTCTACTAGCTGAGTAGTGTTGGTATTAGTAGTAGCATTTACGAGTGGGTGACGGATTGTACCAGTTGACCAAGTACTACCAACACCAGAGTTGTCTACTGCGGTTGGGTAGTTAGTACCACCTTGGTTGATAGCTAGTTTCAGGTTATCTAGAGCTGCGGCAGCGTTAGCACCAATTAGTACTTCGTAAGCCTGAGCTGGATTAGATAAGGTTGTTTTGAAAGTATAAGTTACACCTTCAATACTTACAGTGTCACCATCACTAGGAGCAGTAGCATCGCTAGTCAGAAGACCAGTAGCTTTTACACCAGTTAGGGCAGTTTTCATTGTGTAAGTACGGTTACCGATAGTAAGGGTATCACCATTACTGTAGTCGGTTGCGTCAGTTGTTAAAGTACCTGTACCGAGAGTTTCAGTGTAAGTTGTACCGAACTTCTCCATATACAGAACTTTTTGTTCTAATTTAGAGTCATTTGGGTAGTTAGAAGGAGTGATTCCTACTGCGTTTGCCCGTATGACTAATTCATTTCTACTTGCCATAATATTTCCTTTGTTTAGTTATTGCTCTTATGAGCCGATACTCAGACACCTTTCGGAGCCTTTCTCGCAAGGAGAGAGGGGTATGAGACCCCTCACACTAAGCGAATTCTGGGACTTCTCTCCAAGTCATACCAATTACAGCAGTTACAGCAGTAGTTAGGGTTGAAATTGAGAGTGCACAACCTGGGGCTACACACAAAGCACCATCAACTTTGTCTCTGATGAACTGTGATTGCACACCACCAGTTGCTAGGGCACCACCACCGATAGGTCGCACAACAACTGGAGCGGCAGGTAGGGTTACTGCAGAAGCAGCAAGACCAACACCAGAACCAGATACACCTAAGTTCGCTTTACGAACAGTAAGTGGAGTAGTCTGTACAACAGCGGTAGCAACAGGGTTTACGTTAGCAGCAGCAACAAACACACCAGCAGCAGCAGGAGCCACTGACTGAGCAATGTTGATTTCTTCAACTACTAGAGTTTTACCAGAACCGTAAGGATTGGTAAGGGTAAAACCAGTTTGGGTAGTAGACAATGCAGTTGTAGTAGCCTGACCAGCCTGTGTCGAAGCACAGTATACTTGGTCGGTACCATCTACAATGTATTGTCCTTTTTGATTTACAGCCATTTTATTTTTCCTTTTTTAATTATTTTTGTTGTGGTAGCCCAGATGAGCCAGGCTACCTTAGTTACTGTCCGATTATGGAGCAGTTGTGCGGGTACATTCAATTACTGAAGCTGCACGTTCAACACCAACGCCGTAAATAGCGTGGAGAACAGTCTTAGTAGCAATAGAGTCTACGCTGTATTCCATTTCAAACTTAGGAGCTTGTTGTTTAACAAGAGTTATAGCTGATTTGTGGAAGAACAGGTTACGACCAGTTGAGCTAGTAGGAACGTTACCAGAGTGGTAAAGGTCTATTCCGTAAACTGAACCAGTTAAGTCAAGTGAGCCGTCTACTGCTTTACCAGTTTGACCAGTTTGGTCGTAGGCAACGTACTTGTTAATACCTAGAAGGTCTTGTTTGGTGTAGTGTCCGATGATTCCTCGTCGTTCACTAGCTGGAGTGTTAGCTGCATCAAAAGCTGCAACTACTGCAAGAATGTCAGCATCATCTACTGCTGCACCAGCTGAAACGCTAGTACCTGCAGAAGCATAAAGAGCCATCAAGTCAGTGTCGATTTGACGAGCAATTGATTCCATCATTCTTTCTTGGAAGGCTGATTTTAGGTCGTAGTTACTTTGTACTTTAGCAATGTCTTCAATTTTGGTAGCACTGTAGTAGTGTTTATCAATGTTGATAGCGATTGCAGTGCCATCTGGTGAGTCGTAAGTTACGTCGGTTGAAGCACTTTTAGCACGAGCATCTACTGCTGCAGTGAAAGGCACACGGATAACATCACCACCACCACTAGCTAGACCACTACGGTCTTGTACTAATTTGGCGATAGATAGAATTTTGTCGAATGGTTGTTCAATATCACGGGTCCAAAGCTCTTGCACATACTGTGCTGTTTGAGCGATTGAACGAGTAACGTTTGAGTTAGTCGTTGGAGCGGCCATTATTTATTTTCCTTTTTTAAGTTTATTTTTTTGGCATTGTCTGCTTAATTACTGCTTCTAGTTCCTCGGTTGTCATATCTTGAGGGGCTTTGTTCAGATTAAGTCTTTTAGCACTGCTTCCATCTGGTCGAAGACCTGTGGTTGCAGCCTGTTTTGCAATGTTCTTAGAAGTTTTAGCTACTTTTTCACCAGCTATCTCGTTACCAAGTTCCATAATTCCATCTACAAACTCAGAATATCGCACGTTAGCGTTAGTAACTGAATTAGTAGCGGGGTTGTAACCAGCGGTTGCAAGATACCAATTATTTACGGCATCTGCTAGGACAGGGTTAAATTCACTAGACTCCTTATTAAGTTGCGGATATTTCGATTCTACTTTGGGAGCATCTATTTCTAGGCGAGTGTGAAAGATGTTTGATTCAGCCTGACTTTGAGCTTGAGCTAGACCTTGTTGGTATTGCTGTTGGGCATACGCTTGTCTATCTGCTTCTAATTGCTGGATAGTTTCTGGGTCAGCGTCTAAGGCTTCGTTGTAGTTAAGACCTGCTGGTGGCACTGGTTGTGGTGCTACGGGAGCTGGTGCTTGTTGCTGTTTAATCTTTTCTAAAACCTGTTGTATTCTGAGAGACTCTCTACGAGATGGTTGTTCTGGCTCAGGTTCGACAGGTTCACTGTCGTCTGGCTCAGAGTCCACTTCTTCTTGACTCTGTTCTTCTACTTCTGGTTCACTCTGAACTTCCTCGGTAGGCTCGGTAGACGGTTCTACCTCCTCGTTAGTTGGTTCTTGTACTTCAACTTCCTCTGGGGCAGTTTGTTCGTCTTGCATTTTTTCCTCTTTCTTGTTTTACAGACCCTCGTTTGCTTTCGCTGGAACGGTCGTCTCCTTAGTTTTTATTTTACAGACCACGTTTTTTTACGGCACGGTCGTCTCCGTTATATTTAGTATACTACTTTCTGAAACACTGGCAAACCATCATCTCCTGTGCCTGTACAGATAAAATCAGTAGGTATAGTCTGCACTAATTCACCCACATCACTTTGACCAATAAGTTTGTTACCTTCTAGCCTCCAACTATGCGGCTTAATCTGTTGCATATTGGCAGCTATATCTTGTTCTGTACCGTGTGGATAGTGAGCAGGTGGGGTTTTCCCCATCTTGTGAAACCACCCAATTTCTCTATCGTTGTACATTTTGGTTAGCCTTATTTACTACTTCGTTAGCATTCTCATAAGCGTCTATTATCAGCTTGAATTCAGCTATTACTGAGTTGGCTATAGCCCAACGTTTACCTAACTCTTCTGGAGTAGTACCAGTTGTTGACACAGCTTCACCAGTAGGTAGGAATGATTGGTAGTAGGTTATCCGCTCTTCTATATGTTCCTTTAGTTGAGCAAACTCTCTTGTACGGCTAAACTTAGCCATCTTTCGCTCAATTGCCAAATCTGTTTCTTCTATCTGGGTTTGGGGTAAAGTTGTCCCATAGGCATTATCTGTTAGTGCATTCTGACTCATTCTGTCTCTCCTTATTTATTAAAGTTTTTCTAGCTGTTGAGCTACTTGTCCAATATGGGGGTCGTGGTACATACCCGATTGGGTAATGGTTGGTTCTGGTGGTTGAGCTTGTTGTTGGGCTTGCATATCCTGTTGATGTTGTATATCCATCTGCTTCATTTGCATTTCTTGTTGCATCTGAGCTTGCTGTTGTTGAGCTTGTAGTTCTTGTGGACTTGGACCATCTTTAACAGTGATAAACTCATCGGCGTTAGCAACATCACTTAGATTAGAGAATGCTTCCATCATTGCACCCCAGTTTACTTCTACTCGTGGGTCATCTTTGAATATGTTTTGGAATTTACCAATATTATCCATTAGAAGACCGAGTTCTTGGAGTTGTTTCTCTTTGCTTACCTTAGCAGTAGAATTTGGTTCAATACTGAAACGATATTCTACACCTTTAAGGGCTTCTGGGTTAATCTTGAGTTCACCAGCTGTTAGGGTAGCATCAGGAGTAAATTGAGCTGAACCTACTTCTTTTTCGCCCGTGAATGGGTTAGTGGTGAATAGACCCATTACGTCTTCTAGTCCTGCTTCGGCAATCTCTTTGATGTCTTCTGAGAATAGGTCTACTGGTATGTCTTCTGTGCCAATGTTTACTACGAGAGAGAAGAAACCGTCGGTTAGTTCTTCGATAGCAGTTTCTAGGTGTCGGCGTTCTGAGCCATCTCGAGTAGCTTCTTTGTCTGAGTACATATTCACAGCAGCTGGAGTTTTACCCTGACTTGGGTTGAGGGCATCTGCACCAGCGATTGAGGCGTTACCTGTACCATATAGAGATAGGAGTGAGCCAGTAAGGTTAGATTGAGCAGCTTGGTAAGTAGCCAAACCTGCAGTTGAGGTTTCTAGTCGGCGGATAGAATTAGGTATAGTTTCCATCATTACTGCACCTTCTCGGTAGTCGATAGTGTGCTTCATTACCCCGTTAGCGTTAGCAATAATTGGTGGAATAAGGTTCATCTTAATACCTTTGAAATAGAAGTTGGTTAAACCATCTCGAGCAAACTGCAGTGGTTTAGCTCGTTGGAAGTCGCCGAGTCCATAGAATGAGTCGAAGAGTGGTTGTGAATACTTAATAACAAACGGAATACGACCATTTTTGTGGGGGTTTTTGAGTCGGCGGACTTCTATGCAAGAGTGGTCGGGGGCAAAAGTTACCCACTCACCGTCTTCACCAGCTTCGTAACGAGTAGCTAGACAAATACCTTTTTTGTGTGACTGAGGTACCCGTTCTCTATCTACTAGAGTATCTTTTTGGTAGTCAGATTCGTGAGTGTTCTCGGCAGTATCTATAAGAAGTTGGAGAGCTTCTAAATCCCAACCACCTAATTCGGCTTGGTTTTCTTTTTCACCTTCAGCTGAGTCTTCTTTGCTACCCTCTGGAGTGTTGTCATCTAATATATCTTTGAGGTGTTTCTTGCCTACCCAAGTAAGGGCAGTAACGTAGTCCATATCGGCAATCGAAGCTCGACCTTGTTGCGGTACGAGGTTGCGTGGGTTCCATAACCAGCAATCTGGCCCAACATACCCTGATGCAGACACGTTCCAGTCGTAAAACATTGGCATATATCCATAAACACTCGAGTAAAGTTGCCACATATTGAGTTTTTCAAAGAATTGGTGCTGGGCATTGGCGTTCGGGTAAATCCACTTCTGTCTTAATATGTCCATAAATGCAGCTTTGCCTACATCTGCTTTGCCAACTGCTTGAGTCTCACCCTCTGGCAATTTAGCCATCACTCTATCAGCTCGCTCTTTTGCTAAGGTTGTAGCATATGAGTCGGTTATTTTAGAACCATCTACCGAATTAGAAACAGAATCGTAGACTTGCCCGATAAGCATTGCTTCGTAAGCGTCAAAGGTCTGAATATAGTCTTTGTGTAAATTCCAATCACTTTCGTAGTCACTTTTGTACTCACATTCGTACTTTTCTATGTTTTTTGTGTCTTTTTTGTCTGTTTTTGCCATATTTTTGTTCCTTTTTGTCCATTATAGCACTAAATTAGGCCAAATTCGTTCACTTCCTTGAGCAAGCTAGACTCTGGTAATTTGTCATCTTTTTGGGTGCCGTACTTGAGGTGGATAACAAGGTATCGCAAGGCATCAGGTCCGTGGTCATCGAGCTTCATTGGTAGCTCAGATGGGTCTCGTTCTGGCTTATCCTCTGGGTATTTGTAGGCTTCTATCTCTTTGATAAAGTTTTTACATACACTCGATATAAAGAGGGTTGGTTTAGGCTCACCGACGAGCTGAATACGGGGCTTTAGCTTGGTACGAATAAGATTGATACCGTGAATGATACTATCGGCGTGTTTGACGACAGGTACGATAGGGAAGTCTCTGGTCATTGTCTCGATTGCGTCTTTTGCCTGAGAGTCACCTACCATTAAGACTAACCGCTTATCACCGAGCTTATCTTTAATTCTAGGGATAATATCTTTAAGAATCTCTTGGCGACCATATACCTCATCTACTACCCACCAGTTCTGGTCTTTGTCTATATCTACAATTAAACAGGCGGTTGTGTGGTAGCCAAAGTCGATACAGGCATAGGTGGTTACGTCTTCGGTTGGAATCTCACTCGGCTTAACAATGTGGAGTTTACGGTTAAAACTTGGGTAGACTGCTCCCTGGACTGCCCGAAACTCTAACTCTACTTCCTGCATAAAGGTAGACAACTTGCCTTGTCGCTCGGCTTCTTTCTTTTCCTCCTCAATAAACTCTTTTTTAACATAAGGTGAATCTCGCCAAGTAGCTTCGAGATAAAACCATCTATCTTGCGATTTAGCGTCTTGGATTAGGTCGTAGAAGTGGTTGTAACCTCGAGGAGTACCCATAAAGCAAGCCCAACCATCAGTAGTGGTGAAGAAATGTTTGTACACCGAATCCCAGTTATTTGGGTCTTGGTCGGCGTACTCGTCAAAAATAATCCCATCTGCCTTGAATCCACGATGCGAGTCGGCTTGGTCTGAACCAAGTAGTTGGATAGTGCTTCTCGGTTTGTTGATGTCGTGTTCTACTTCGATTACTGTGCCATCGGGCAGTTTGACTGGTCCTTTTATGTAGTTGAGTTCGATAAGTAAGTCTTGCTCATTAGTCTTGAATATCAGCTCTTTGGGGATAAGCGGGACATATTGTCGCCAGACTACTTCGTGAGCCTGCTTATAGGTCTTAAATACAATAAAGTACCGACCTTGTTTGATGGCGGCGTTGAGCCAAGCGTGGTTGGTGGCAAAGTAGGTTTTCCCACTCTGCCGACCCATCAAAAGAACACCACGTTTGTACCCCTGCGTTAAGAAAGCAAGGTGGGCTTGTACCTGCTTTTTGTGTGGGACATATCCCATCTCTAACCTTTTTTGATAGCCTCGAAAGGAATCTCTTGTGAATTTTCTGAGCTAACTTCGTATACTTCTACAAGACGATTACCGATAACTTCTTCTCGCTTAGAACCTGTTGAAGTGGCGGGTACGGGAAAGAAATAGCCCATTAGCCAATCTTTCATTCTCAGGTATCGCATTTCATTTAAGAAGTTACGTTCATCAGACTGGTCAACCTCAACTCCATTATCACGAGCAATTACGAGAGCTGCTTGTGGGTCTTCAAAAAATACTAATTTACGCATAATGTATCGTTTGGAAGTAGGTTCGCCTGCTTCGTCGAATACCTTACCAATAAGTTCTAAGTGGAAGCGTGGTTCTTCGTTATTTACACCTTTTTTATCCTCATACGAGGCAGTTTCTACTCGGAATTTTAACTCGTAGTTCTCTTGGAAAGCGAATCTCGCAAGACGTGGTTCAGCAGCTAAGCGTTCACAGGGGTCTGGATAGTCGGCTGGGTCGATAGAATACTTCACGGTCACCCCAATAAGTCCCTGGGGGGTTACTTGAGTAGTAGGTAGCGGTCTCGATTGTTTTTCTCTCTCGAGTTGTTCTATTCTTTTAAGTAGTTCGTTAATGTTCACATCTGTCTGGATGTCTTCTACTGGCTCGGCTAAGGTAGGTTTTTGCTTAGCTAATCGGGCAGCTTTCATTTTTTCACCCCAAGCCTTACGCTCCTCTGGGGTCATATTTTTCTTAGGCATTTATTTTTTCCCTCTTATATTATGTATTTTTTTGTTTTTGAGGTTTTTCTTTATTCTACAATACTATCCACTAAACTCCAAACCATCGTGATGGAAGGAATCATAGGTAGCTTTGTACTGAACTAGATAAGTAGCAAGTAAAAATAGCGTGGCGATAGTGAGTGAGATAAGGACTTTAGTAAACGTACGCACCGATATGTCCAGTCTGTATGGTGGGGTCACAGTATACCTTAAAACCTAACTTTCTCGCATCTTGGCAAAACACAATATCCTCGGTTGAATGGTCACCTTTAGGGTTCTCCTTAGTACGGAAATAGGGGAATTTCATTTTCTCAAACACTTCCATCTTAATTAGGGTAAGGCCGAGACCAACGGCTGCACACTCGAATAATTCTTTGGGGAAGTCCTCTTCTAATTTGTTCACATACTTACCGTTCTCCTCGAACTTAATCGTGGCGTAGGGGGCATCTTGGGTTTTGTAATTCCCCCGAGCTCGGTAGTTTACCCCAACAATATCTTTATCGGCTTCTAGGAGACGGGTAAGAGTATCGGCTGGGAAGACCATATCTGGGTCTATCGAGAATAAATGCGTGGCTCCCATCTCCTTCGCTTCTCGCACTAAACAATTCATATTATGGGGTTTATACCCACCTATTTGAATCGAGAACCCAGCTGGTTCTTGGTTA